CAAATACATTTAAGTTAGCAAGTAAAGCAGGAGTAACAAGTGCAGATGTAATATACACAGTAGCTAGTAGCACAACGACTATTGTCTTAGGCTTGATGATAGGTAATACAACGACAAGTCAAATTACGGCTACAGTTAGTTTAGTTTCTGATACTGGTAATAGAACAAATGCAAATGACGAAGCTAACCAAACAGTAGAGCTTGTAACCAACGCACCTATACCAGCAGGTTCATCACTAGAGCTTTTAGCTGGTAACAAAGTTGTGATGGAGGCAACAGATAACATAACAGTAACAGCTACTGGTGCAGCAGACGTTGCTTTATCTATATTGGAGATCACCTGATGCCTTTTATTGGTAATGATATATCAAGAGCTTTTGAAAGTATGCCAACTAGGCAAGAGTTTAGTGGCGATGGCAGTACAACAACATTCACCTTGAATCAAACTGTAAGCTCACCACAAGAAATCGTAGTTAGCGTTGATGGTGTAGTTCAAGAGCCAACTGGAGCTTATACAGTACCAGATGGTACAACTTTAACATTTGCAGCAGCACCAAGTAATAACTCTGGTAACAATATTTTTGTTATGTTCTTTGGCAGAACCTTTGGAACAGTTACACCTCCAGCAGAAAACAAAGGTAATTTTAAAAATGGTGGTATGTTTAGGACAAACGCACAAACTCTTAGTACAAACGTAACAATACTTGCTACAGAGAATGCACAAGTTACAGGTCCGTTAACAGTTGCGTCTGGCGTAACTCTTACAGTTGAAAGTGGTGGAAGGTTGGTTACTTCGTGAGTACAATCAAAGTAGATACAGTACAAAGCACAAGCGGTGGTGTAGTTACACTTACTAAACAAGAAACTATTAAAGTTTGGACATTTTATGATGTAGACTCAGATGGAATACATGACTCTTTTAATAGTGCGTCTTTTACAGATAACGGAAGTGGCGATTCGACAATAACTTATACTAACAATATGGGTAATGTTAATTATGCTCCAATAGGAAACTGCACACATGACAGTGGATCATATGGTGCCTTAATGGAACTTGCACATGATACGACTCCATCTACAAGTAGTGTAAACTTCGATCATATGCAACCATATAGTGCTTCTGGAACGAGGGTAGACCAAGAAATGTGTGCTTTACACATAGCAGGAGATTTAGCATGAGTACCATTAAGACAAACACCTTAACAGGTACAACTTCAGCTGGAAGTATCAATATTACAGCAGAGGGAGGTTCTAACACAACTAACTTACAACAAGGGTTGATTAAAGTTTGGTGTCATTGGGACAATGATTCAGATGGCATACATGATAGCTTTAATGTGACAAGTTTCACTGACGTTGGAAGTGGTGCAACAAGACTTACATATACTAGCAATATGTCTTCAGGAAATTACTCAATAGCAAAAAGTGGTATGCACGATGGAGGAACACATATATGTGATATGTATGTAGACCATGACGAACCACCTGCAACAAATCAAGTGGATTTTGATTTACTAGCAAATTCATCAAATGTTGGATTAGGCACAAGACTTGATATGGAGTTATGTAGCACAAATATTGCGGGAGACTTAGCATAATGGCAAACGGAACAATAGCATTTGATACATTAACAACATCTGATTCAAAAGGTACAGCTAACTCATCAGCAAATGTTGAGAGGTCTATAGATACAACTTATATTTTACATGGTGTATGTAAACAATGGACAAGTTTTAATCAAGAAACTCCAGAGGTATTTAATAGTTTTAATTTAAGTTCTATGACTGATAGAACAACAGGTAAAACACAACATAACTTTACTAGTGTTATGACAGGTCAAAAATTATATGCTGTATCTGGAATGACCTTAGATGAAGGTGAATCACAAGCAGTTATGGATGGATGTGATAATGATTTTACAGATGCTTCAAAATATGAAGTAAACACTATGGACACTACAAACACAGCAAGAGACTGCGACCACGGATATACAATGGTTCAAGGAGAACTAGCATGACAATAAAAACACCAAAGTTTCAAGGCACACATTTATGGGAAAGATTGTGTTGGGCAAAAGAAAAATTAGAAGGCAAACAATCAGACTATCGCATTGTATGGGAAGACCCAGACAAACCAGAAGAATGTTCAAAGGTAACTGTACCTGACCCTAATTGGATGGCTTGTGCATTACAAGGTGGTATACTGCCACCAGTAGAAGTGTATTGGTTGTTAGCAGAAGATGAAGCAAAGCCAGATTTTAAGAAACATACAAGAGGATATTTACTGCATAACACAAAACCAGTAGAGGCGATGACAGAGGAGCAAGCAATAGAATATTTAATTATGAAAGACATTCCACAAAGAGTGTGGAGAAATTATGACAAAGCTAATAAACCAAGATTAGTGATTTGTAAAAAGGATCAGTTACCAAGCACAAGAGAATGGCGTAATGCTTGGAAGATTGATGAAAATGTAGTAAATTTAGAAGAAGTAGCATAAGGAGTAAAAAATGCCGACAACAAATATAGTAGATAAAAATGGTGTTACTGTAGATGCTTCTACAGTTACTGTGCCATCTGATAGACACTTTAGAGGTGCTTGGGTCGTAGACTCAGACAAAAAGGTCATATCAGAAGACATGACTGAAGCTAAGAAAATCTTTCAAGAGAAGATTAGAGAAGTCAGAGGTCCGTTATTAACAGAAGAAGATGTAGTGTATATGAAAGCATTAGAAGCAGGAGATTCATCTGCACAGGCAGCTAGTGTCACAAAGAAAAAAGCACTAAGAGATGCACCAGCAGCTAAAGCTATAAGTGATGCAGATACAATCGCAAAGTTAAAAGCAGCATGGGACACATCTGTATTAGGCGATAGTCCATACGCATAAGGAGTAGTAATGGCTTTAACTAAGGTTCTTGATGGTGGCACTAATTTTACAGGTGCTACTTCTTCAATGAAATTGTTACTTAATGCAACAATATCTAGTGCAGTTTCAGAGTACGATATTAGTTCAACTTATATAAACTCTACTTACAATACATATAGAATAATAGCTAATTTAGTACCTGCTACAGATGGACCTGATTTATATAGTAGATTTTTTGTAGGAGGATCTGTACATACTGGTTCAGATTATGGGTATGAGGGCTTTCCTATGGATGGAGGTGGAGTATATACGGCAGATTCGGCTGCTTTTATGAGACACAATAGATATGCAATAGGAAGTGATAGTGGTGAAGCTATATCAATGGAGGGTACGTTAATGTCTGTTAATTCTACTTCAATACCTGCTAGTTTTGTAGGTCTTTCTCATTATAATTATACAAGTGCATTACCAAGTGGAAATCCTTGGACTTGTGGTTTTAAAGCGTCAAATGCTAGTGATGTTGTGAATGGATTAAGATTATATTTTAGTAGTGGAAACATAGAGTCTGGAAATGTTCAAGTTTATGGGATTGTAGAATAATGACTAATATATATAGAATGGTAGACACTAAATTGGTGCAACTTACCGATGCAGAGAAAAAAATAAGACAAGCAGAGGAAGCATCTAATGAAAAAGCCATAACAGAAAGGAAAAAAGCAGAAGAAACTAAAGCAACAAAAAAAGCATCTGCAATAACTAAACTTAAGGCACTTGGTTTAGATGATGATGAAATTAGTGCGTTGATAGGTGTATAAATGCCATATATAGGAAGATCAGAAAATTTTGGAGTAAGAAGTAGGTTTCAATATCAAGCCACCGCTAGTCAGACTAGCTTCAGTGGTTCAGATGCTAACTCTTTATCTTTAAGTTATAATGATTCAAGGTATATGGATGTTTATCAAAATGGTGTATTGCTTGTTCCGGGAACAGATTATACAGCCACCACTGGCACAACAGTCGTATTAGTTCAAGCAGCGAGTTTAAATGATATTGTAGAAATGGTTGTTTATGATGTCTTTACAGTTGCTAACTCTTATACAAAAAACGAGTCAGATACAAGGTATCCTTTCAAGGGAAATAATAGTATAATCAGATTAAATGGTCAGACTATTAGTGCAGACATAACCATAGACTCAGATGAGAATGGCGTAAGTGCCGGACCTATAACACAATCAGCAACAGTTACTGTTAATGGTTATTGGAGTATTGTATGACAAGTCAACTCAATGTAGATACCATTGTAGATAAAGCAGGTAGTGGTGGCACAAATGTTAAGATTGCTAATACTTCTACTTATGTAGGTGAAGGAGGAGGTGGCACACAGAATACTGTGCAAGGGTTAGTTAAATCTTGGATAAATCACGACCAAGCAACAGTAAGTGATAGTCATAATGTTGCTTCTTTAACAGATAATAGCACAGGAGATTATGGTACAAATTTTACTAACAACATGGGGAATGCAAACTATTCAGCAGGTGGATTAGGTGTGCATGATGGAGGAGCTTATACAAGAATACAAAACTATGACCATGATGACCCTTTTACGACTGCTCAAGGCACAATAAATATTCAAGATACAGATGGAACACAACAAGATGCTGAGCCTGTTTGTACAATTTATATTGGAGACCTCGCATAATGGCTAGTGAACTTAAAGTAGATAAATTTACGGGTGTAAGCACAGCAGGTTCTATACTTGTTACAGGTGAAGGCAATAGTACAACAACTAATCTGCAACAAGGGTTGGCAAAAGCATGGGGAAACTTAGATGGAACTGGAACTATAGAGATAAGAGATTCTTTTAATATTGGATCAGCAACAGATGGAGGTACAGGATATTATACTTTTAACTACACAAACGATATGTCAAATGATGATTATTCAGCAAGTGAAAATGTTGCTGAAACAAGTGGGTTTGAAGGACATATGAATAGATATCCTGCTGTAGATGGTGTAGCTACTAATAAGATAACATTTGGAGCTACTTTTAGAGGACTTGGAAGTAATGCTGCTAATTTTGATGTTGATGAACTATATGTAACAATTTTCGGAGATTTAGCATAATGGCAAGTGAATTAAGAGTAAATACATTAAAAGATGCAAGTGGTAATAATAGTATTGCTTTGAGTTTTGTAGCAGAAGGTAGTGCAAAGGCTTGGACTAATTTTAATGGCACTGGAACTATAGCACACAGAGATAGCTTTAATTGTGGCAGTTTAACCGATCAAGGAACAGGTGAGTACGATATAAGTTTTACAACAAATATGGGAAATGCAAATTATTGCCCTACTGCAAATACCAACGGAAATAGTGCTGCTGACAATTTTTCATCAGCAACTTTTGTTGCTATAGGAACATCTAACAGTAGTATGACAGGAAACTTAACGTCTAGTACAAGTTTAGGGTCTTTTGTCTCTGGTTCTGGTTACGCAGATGCGATTTTAAATTTTGTTAGTGTACACGGAGACTTAGCATGAGTAAAGCAGCAGAATTAGCAAAGATGGGTGAAGTCCTAACCAATAATCAGATTGGTGGGCGAAGAAATATTCTTTACAATGGTGCTATGACCATTGCTCAAAGAGGTACAAGTTTTACGAGTATAGGTGGAACAGCAGGTGTGTATTCTTTAGATAGAATGAGATATGGGTTTACCATGAATAGTGGCAGACTTACCATAACACAATCTACAGACTCACCTAATGGTTTTGCGAATAGTTTAAAAGTAGATATTACAACAGCAGAGTCTAGTTTAAATGCTTCTAGTGGAGCTGCTTTTAGCCAGTTTTTAGAAGGTCAAGATGTACAACAATTTAAAAAAGGCACATCAGATGCAGAAGAATACAGTTTATCTTTTCATGTAAAGTCTAATGTTACTGGCACATATATAGTAGAATTATTTGATAATGATAATACAAGACAAGTTAGTAAATCTTACACAATAGATAGTGCTAATACATGGGAAAGGAAAACAATAACATTCCCTGCTGATACTACAGGTGCTTTTGATAATGACAATGCAAGT